TCTGTCAAAAGAGACGAAACTTCTTTTATGGATAAATTTGCCGATGGTAACATCTATGCATGGACTGATGCACCTAAGTATTTAGATGAGTATTATGGTGAAAAAGTTCGCGATCAAAAAGAATATGAATCATCAGAAGGATGGAACTAATGGATCCGGTTAAATTGGAATTCTTCCTAGATAAATGGGATATATTAGTCGGATTACTTGGATTTGGTTTTTCGATTGCACTAGTAGTTGTAGTTATTGCAGCTGGATTTAAATTAGGTATGAGACTATGGCCATTTATTTTAGTGGCAGGTTTCCTAGCATATATGTTTATGTAATGTCAGTGTATCCGAATATATTTGAATTGAAGCCAAATCAATTATGTACATATTATTTGACTTCATCTTATCTGTATTATAGAGAGGATCTCAATGTACTTACAGATGCTGATTATGATTTATTATGTAATCGCCTTTATCAAAAGTATGATGAGGTAACACACCCGCATAAAAAATTAATAGATAAAGAATCACTTATTGCTGGTACTGGATACGGTTTAGAGGAATATCCTACACGTGTAAAAATGGCAGCGCTATGTTGGTATAATGAATGGAAGGAGGAAGATAATGCAACAAGTTGATAAAGTCACGCCACGTCACGATCTTACATGGTATGTAAAATGGATATCTTGTTTCTTTGTATTAATTGCTGTAGCTTGTCGTAGTGTTGAAGAAGTTCCAAAAATTTATGATGTAATATTCAGTCTTACCGGTACTGTAGGTTGGTTATGGGTAGGATACATTTGGCATGATAGAGCTATTATGATTTTAAATGGTGTATTATCATTTTTATTAGCAACAAGTATATTGAGGTATATGGTATGACGATGCATTTAGTACGTGGTATGTCGAGTATAAATACAAAAAGACGTAAACAAAATAGAAAACCAGGATGGGAAAAAGCAGAAGCTGCACATAATGCTTGGTTGATGAAAAACGGCGTTCATCCTTCACAGTTGAAAAACAAGGAGAAAAGTAGTGGCGCAAGTATTCCAAACTATAGAGCGACACGTTCGACAATCAAAACGTCAGATACAATCACAGCAATTCAGGGTAAAAAACAAACCAACGAATATACTGGATCTTATATTACAGGAATTGCGCAGATGCACAAATCAAACTCAGTCCCTGTTGGTAGAGGAACTGATCCAAAAATATACGCACAAATGAGGAGAAATTAATGCCTATTGAAACACCTTTAGAACTAAAACTTGAAGCGTCTAAACGACCAAGAGATGAATATATTCATAATTTATGGAGGATTCAAATTGACCTACATCCTGATGGATATTGGACATGGATGATTGAAACTGAAAATAACGGTCCTGTATATTTTCATAATACAGACTCGCGACCCACTTATGGTGAAATTCAGAAGTGGATTGCAGATCAGTCTTGGAGCTAGACAATGTCTATCGCCAAGGCAACACTTATGTGTTTAGCGCTTAATGCGTATTGGGAGGCACGCAACCAGAGCTATGAAGGTATGGTTGCTGTGAATCAAGTTGTTATGAATCGTGTTGCTTCTAATATGTATCCAGATGACGCATGTGAGGTTGTCTTTCAAGGACCTACAAGACCATCTTGGAAAGATCCAGAAAAAGAATATCCAATTAAAAATCGTTGTCAATTTAGTTGGTATTGCGATGGAAAATCTGATGAGATTAAAAAAGAAAATGAAGAAAACCTTGAAGCATGGAGAAATGCAGTTAAATCTTCACTTCAAGTTATGATGCGAGATTACAAAGACTTAGTTGATGGTGCATTATGGTATCATGCAGATTATGTTCAACCTAAATGGACAAAGAAAATGCAACAAACTACAGTGATTGGTAAACATATTTTTTACAAAAAAAATGAAAAAAAGTAAAAATAACTGTGTACAAACCCTCAAAACTGCTGTATAATATATGTATAAAATGAAAAATTGAGGAGAACAATATGTACATTAAACCAAATAATAATAAGAACTATATCGCTACTATCTCGACTTCAGATGAATCAGATATGCAAAATCTTAAAGAATTAAGACATTCTATTTCTATGATGAATAAAGGTGAATGTTGGGGAACACATCCAAACGGAATTCACATTAAAAAACGCATCGAAGTAAAAGGTCGTGGTGCTAAAGTCAAAATGAAAACACCATCATCAAAAGGTCCTGTACAATATACTTATTGGGGATCAGTAGTCGGTGGTATTTCTAATGCTAAAGAATTAGACGTGTACATTTATAATAGATAATCTCATGACAATTACAGCATTAAAAGGTAAAAAAATAAAAAAGAGAGCACCTAGAGCTCGAGCTCGTACTGGTCTAAATGCTTCACCAGTTGAAAAAGGTTTAGGTGCTGTCAAGTATTATTTTCAAGTTGAAGTTGATAAGAAAAGTATTGTTGATCAACAGAAAACTTTTATTAAAAAGAATTTTAATAAAACGGATGCAAAATATATTTTAGCAAATGCCGAATATCATTTTGTTCATCCATATATGGGTGCCATTGCCTTTTGGTATAATACTGGGCAAGAGGTATCTGAGAGATCAGAGGAGGCGAAAGCCCATCTGATGGAGAAGTATGCTGAACTACTTCAAAGTGGTAAGGCTATATATAATGCCAAAAAACAATCGTTGAGTGATAACGAAAAAGTTATTACGCTCTCTCCTCAACAACGATTACAAAATAAGATCAATAATACGATTATTCAAGATCTCCTTTCTCTTGAAGACTCGTGGATCGAAGGTGAAAAAACTTCTCTAGACGTTTACCAAGCTTTTGGTAAACATGGATTAAGTGGATCTGCCACTATTCCAGTACGTATGATGATTGAGGGATGGTTGCTTGATTATGAAGATGCTTATAATAAGCAATGTGAACAAGCAGTAGAAGGCTATTCGCATATATCGCGACCTGAACTCAATCGTCGTATTAAAGAATGTCAGGCTATGTTAGCTGATCTCGATAGAATTAAAGCAAAACAGAAAGCTACACGTAAAATTAGAATTCCAAAAGTAGCTTCTATTGATAAACAGATATCTAAACTTAAATATAAGAAAGAAGATACTGAATATAAGATTGTGTCAATTAATCCAGCACATGTTGTTGGTAAAGTCAGATTGTTTGTATTCAACACAAAGTATAAACAATTGACTTATTATGAAACTGGAGATCCAAAAGGTTTTATAATTTCTGGTTCAACTATTAAGAACTTTGATTCAGAAACAAGTACGAGAATAACTTTAAGAAAGCCATTAGACTTTCTGCCGATTGTGTTAAAGAAAACACCACTTCAAATTCAAAAAGAAATTGGTAATTTAACAACAAAGGTAACAAAAGCAAATGGAAGAATTAATACAGAAACTATTTTATTAAGGGCATTTTAATGACAATTGAAGAAGAATTTTTAACTAAATCTAAATTTACATCATTAGTTGAATCAACAGTGAGTGAATTAAAAATTAGTTATATGGACGCAGTATTACATCTCTGTGAAAAGAACGATCTTGAACCAGAAGATATGAAGAAATTTGTCTCACCAATTATACGAGACAAAATAGAAGCCGAGGCAATGGCTTTAAACTTTTTGCCAAAACAAAATACACTTGATTCAGCTTTTGCTGATTAAAAGTATAAATAACAGTGTACAAAGACACATGAACTTTGTATAATATTACAGTAACATATTTCAGCTATACGAGGAAAAATATATGTCATTTGCAAATCTAAAAACTAATCGCGACTCAATCTCAAAACTTATTCAAGCAGCGGAAGCCACTGGCGGTGGTGGAGAGAAGAAGTCGTATACTGACGAAAGAATCTGGAAACCAACAGTAGATAAAGCAGGTAATGGGTACGCAGTACTTAGATTCCTACCAGCAATGGAAGGACAAGAATTACCATGGGTTAGATATTGGGATCACGGATTCAAAGGACCAACCGGTTTATGGTATATTGAAAATAGCCTTACATCTATTGGTCAACCCGACCCAGTCGGTGAACTTAACTCAAGGCTTTGGAATACAGGCAATGAGGCTGATAAAGACCGAGCAAGAGATCAAAAAAGAAGATTGCATTATGTTGTAAATGCACTTGTGCTTCAAGATCCATCTGCACCTCAGAATGAAGGAAAGGTGTTCATCTATAAATTCGGTAAAAAGATCTTTGATAAAATCATGGATTCTATGCAGCCTGAATTTGCTGATGAAAAGGCGGTCAATCCTTTTGATTTCTGGGAAGGTGCTGAATTCAAACTCAAAATCAGAAATGTTGAAGGTTATAGAAATTATGATAAATCTGAGTTTGGTGGTACATCATCCTTGTATGATGGTGATGATACGAAACTAGAGGCTGTTTACAATCAGCTTCATGATCTATCAGAGTTTTCTGATCCAAAGAACTATAAGACTTACGATGAGCTTAAGTTAAAACTAGCTAAGGTTCTTGGTGAAGATGTAGTTAATTCTGGTGCACCAACAATGGCGCAAACTGCTCAAATGAATGAGCCTGCTCCTGCACCAATTACTCCAACTACAGCAGAAGATATCCCATCAGAAGATGATGACACTATGTCTTATTTTGCGAGATTAGCAAATGAAGACTAAGAATATCTTTCATAACTTTTATTCAGAGGACGGTACCCGAGAGGGTACTGTCTTCAAATATCCTAATGATGAAGCTTGGTATGTTGATTGCTATGAGCATGGACATTTATCGCAAACTCGAAAGATGGAAACCGATGGTGTTCTTCATAGTGAACAGTATGCAGAAGATTGTGCAGAGAATTGGGTATTTAAAATTTTTTAAATAGAAATAGCTCCACGATAAATGTATGGATCCATACTATCATACGCATTAGTTTTATAAACAAACCCTTGATTTTGATTAATTATATCACCTGTTCTTGAAGACTGATCAACTATTTGCATATTCGGCTGACCAAAACTTTGGAATCCAGAATTTTGTACTGCAGTTCCAGTTGTGCTTGGCACTGAACTTACGGATGAAGATTTTGAACTTAAATCTATTTCTCCAAATTTGTAAAGACTTTCGGGGAATGGATTAAAATCAACAGTTTTACCACCAATCTTGCCGAATCCGGGTATGTTTACTTCAGGTATTTTAATTTTAAACATATCTTCTGGTGGTAAAATTGCACGAATAACCTTTTGCAAAAATTGCAATGGTAAACTTTTAAACGTGTTTATTAATGGAGCAAACGCTTCTCTTGCATCTGAAAACGCTAGTTTAAAGAAATTTTTAACAGCTTCAAAAGCTGGATCAACTAAGTCAGTTAAACTAAATTCTCTTAGTGTTTTTGCAAATGATTTAAATCCAAGTTTTTCTGCGATAAACGCTGGAAGATCAATAAAGATCAAATCAATAGCGTCAGTAATTCCTTTAATTACTCCTTTAATACCACCTTCGAAACCGCTTAACAATTTCTTTTTAAATTCACCTTCTTTTTCAGATTTAAATCCTTCCACAAATCCGACGAAAAAATCAATAATTGAAAGTAATATTTGAACAAACGGTCTTGCCACAAGTTTTACAAATCCTATAAGAGGAGTTAATAAAGGCTTAAAAACTCCTGCAACATTTTTTAGAAATTCAATAATTGGTGTAAGCACATCTTTTGCGGCTATAACTGTTCCTTTAATTCCTTTTACAATTGGCTCAAAAAATTGACCAATTGCTTTGAAAAAATTACGAACTGGTTCGAAAAAAGTTGATATTGCTGTTTTGATTCTTATTGCATCCGCCGCCATATCTCCAAAACCTACTACTGCAAAGGTTTTTAGAGCTTTTAAAAGACCATCGGGTAAAGCAAAGAATGCAGCTCTAATAGCTTCTGGGAGTTTAGTTAAAGGTCTGAATACTTCTAATATAGTGTCTGTTATCCGAGTAATAGTTTTAATCAAACCAAGAAATCTTAATCTAAAACTATTAAGAATTCTTAAAATTGGCACTGCTCTTAAGGCATCGTCAAGTCCTGTAAAACTTGCAGTAACAGCAATTAGTGTCGCTCCAAGAGCTGACAAGGCTGGAGCTAAACCGGCTAAACCTAATAAACCAAGATTAAAGCCACCGCCACCGCCACCAGATCCGGCTACAGCCGCAGCTTGTCGAGGAGCCGGTTGTGATTTTCTTTCACGCAAAGTTTCAAGTAGGTCTAACTTATCAATTCTCATTCCTTTGATTAGTTCGCCTATTCTACCGCTTAAACCCGTTACCTGATCAGTAGTCTCATCTTGAGCTTCTTTATTTTCTCGTAACTGTTCTACGACTTTTTTAAGACTGGCCATTTTGCTTTGCCCTCATTTCTTCTTCCTTTAAATGTTGCATTAACATAGCAACATAAACTTCTCTCTCCCATGGAATCATGTTTTCTATCTCAGCCAACGAATAATTAAATCTATGAATCATCTGGAAATTAAGTTTGTAGTAGTTTTCCAGCGAGTCGTGGCTGAGAGCTATGATAAAAAACTTTCCAGACCCTCCACTGTTATTTTATTATCATGATTACAATGCGAACACTTAAATTCTATGTCATGTTTAAGACGCGGCATTGCGTCCATAAATTCTTTTATTTTATTAAACTGCGCTTGTGTCATTGACTCAATAAATTCTTCAATTTCTGATAAAGGAACTTCACTAGCGTTAATTCTTTCTTCCGCTGTATTAATTGACTTAAAACATTTAGCCATTACTTGAAAGAGACTTTCAGTGTCTTGATTATCAACATCAATGTCTGCAAGAGATGCATAAGTTGGCCAATCAATATCAACTGATATATCGTCTGTTAACCGTATTGTTTTTTCGAGCTTAGGTACATTAATTTGTATTTGATCAATTGGTACTACTATCTCAGTTGTTTGATTACATTCTGAGCATTTCATTCCAATTTTTGTTGTTTCTCCTACAGATTTACTTCGAATATTTAAAAACATATGTTCAACGTCAAATGTAGGAAGTTGTTCTACAATAATTTCTCCATCTATGCAAGTTTTAAGAGTTCCGAGCAATGTATTAATAATTGTTTTAGTGTCTTTACTTTCCATCGCGATCATTAAACTCTTTTCTTCTTTTACAAGAAAAGGTCTATATCGAACTTTTTTACCAGTCGATGGAATTGTCATTTCATATCTAAGAGTTGTATCTTGTAGTTTAGGGAGTGCCATTATTTACCTCTAAAAATTAAGTGAGAAAGACAATTGTCCAGCTGGTACTCTCTTCCAGTTTGTATAAGACAATTGTACAGTTGTTTCAATAAACCCGTCTTGTTCATTGTTATATTCAGCTCCTACCATTGTAGTAGGAAACGCATTAACTAACTCAACTGAGTAAGTTGATATCATTACAGTTGCCGGTATTAAATTTGAAATGCTAAATCCAGCAATTGGAACCGGCTGAGCCAATTGATGAATCAAAACTCTTTTTTCATAGTCTTTTTTATATGCTGCAGTTTGAGAGTCTTCATTAATAGTAAGACTTCTCCATGTATCAAAA